ATGAATTATCAAATGCGGGAAGTACAGTGGTTATAATTGCACCGTCAGGAACATAACCATTTAATGTTACTGGCCCGGTTCCATTTGAAAATCCACCTTGTCCGTTGTTATAACCATCTCCTATAACTGACAAGACTGTTGTCCAAATGTATGTTTGATTAGACGGTCCAGGTATACCTGAAACCAACCTATTATTTTCATCAAAGTAAAATCCAGCAGGTGCTGAGAATTTCACAAGAGCTCCTGCAGTGACATATTTTACATTAAAGGTAGAGTATGTACCTATAGGAATTGGAGCTTCGCTACCATCGGTTATATTATAAAAGTAACCTGTAAGAGAATTGGCATCTACGGTGTTAGTATTCCAATATACAGTTCCATCACCAGATGCCGTGTTAATTGGGTACTGATTAAAATTTTGGGTATAGTATTGTACAACTCTGGTAGAAGACAATGCCGAACCCAAAGCATCTGTTAAAAAGGTAATAATATTACCAACAGTATTAATAGTGAGTAGTAGATTACCATCTGTATCATCTTGCCATAATGCACCGTCTGTTGCAAAACTATTAAGACTGCTATATTTTCCAGTTGGATCTAGTAAATCTAAATTTTTACTAACACCTATAGAACTACGATTAATAGCCTTAGATTTTATGATAGAACTGAATAATGTATATGGAAAATTATTATAATCTTCCCCATTTACCATGCGATTCTGAGTGTAGTATCTTGTGGGGGCACGTTGCTTAATTTGAGCTATAGGTTCCCTTACTTGAGCGTTAGACACTGGTAATTGAAGTTCTAGACCTAACGTTAATGTTTCAGTTTTTCCTACACTATTAATATAGTTGAACGATATAGAAATTCCTTGCATTTCTGTAGGGTCAATCGTATAAGTAAGTGCATTTCCTGCACGAACATACGCTCTAAATGTTCCCACTGGTATTTGAGAGAATACTCCGTCACCAAACACATAACTAACTTGATCGTTGAACCTAGAAGTTACAGAAAACACCTTTCGTTGACTAGACTCAGTTTGTAGATATGCATCAGCATATATATTTTCTACTTTATTCCATAGTGTTCTAACACCATTATTTGTGTTTAATTGATATAACCATGTATCTGTATTATTAATACCTTCAATATCTACAAATACCACTTGATTAGCAATTTGTTGTTCTAGTGTAAAGTCGTATGTTTGTAAAGTACCCTGTTTAAAATAAAAGAAATATCCAGTGTTTGGACTACCATAACCTAGTTTATCATTTCTATACAACATGTTAAATCTCCCCGATGGAGCCGGGGGAATTTCATACATATAATCTTCATCAACACTAGTTACGCTTACTAATTCGAAATTCATATTCGTGTTATCTACAGTAGATGAAAAGGGTGCTATTGGTAAAGCATTGTTAGGAATTCTAATAGTATATTCACTTGTAGTAATGCCCAGCAAATCAGCTACATTACCTGGTCGTCCTACACGCTGAGTGTCAATTAATGCTGCATTAATTATAGTATTAAATTGTTCTAGCCAATTTGAATTGGCAGGGTCGTTCCAAAGAATAGGTAAATTACTTAAATTAGTTCCATTTAAATCTGAAATATTTTGAGTAGTTTGTATGCTAACTACTTTTAAATAACCTTGCCCTGCTAGATTACGTTTAGGGGTATAACTAACAAGATTGGCCAGCTTAACTACACTGTCCCTACGTTCAGCAGTATCCATGAAATTTTCACGGGTATTGAGATCGTTTCTAAATGCTAAGCCTTGCCCCATAAATGCTATAATATCTAATAGAGCAATGAATTCTGAGGATTCAATGAAATCGTTAAATGTTTCTGGATAGTACACTCGCAAATAATCAATGAAACTCTTGCGTAGAGTTTCATAATCATAACTTCTAAAATCGGCTTCTCTGAATGTTTGGTAGATTGCTTGCCAATCATTGGCACCAAATATAGCAGATTGTCTAGATGATGTTGCCATTATACTGTACTCTTATAGATTTCATTAGCTTATAATAACCATTATATAGAATAGCATCCAAAGCCATTCTATCTTTAAGTATTTATCATACCTAAAAACCGTGGGTTTTTTGGTTTATTGTACGATTGCTGTATTTGTTCCTTGGTCAAGGAACACGCTAATCAATCCTGCTTGATTGAATGGGGCTATAGCTAATTCAATTTCTATTAGAATACCATTTTCTTGTGGGTATGCATTAACGGAGTTTAACACTAGACGCGGGTCTAGACTAGCCACTCTTCTTAGCTCTGTTTCTAGTTGAGATTGTACATCTGATGTATTTGGCTCAAACACAAAAGACCACAGTGTAGTCCCATATCCTGGATTTCCTACCTTTTCACCCTGTGATATATTCAATGCGTTTAGGAAATCTTGTACCACTAGGGCTTCATCTACCAGCCTAAATTTTCTCCCAGGATTAACTGGTTTTCGTATGGTTCCAACACCGCCATCGTTGCCGGTAGCAGCGTTTGTTGTTTTGGGCTGATTTGCCCCTACAGTACTAAATCCGATATATTGTGGCATATTGTATTTATTTTATGAAAAATTAATTAATCCATCTATAGCTTGCAATTTAGTTTCTAATTCTTTTACTAGCCCTGTCCATTCTTGTCTAGCTGCGTCAAGTTGAGGGTCACCCTGCGGCAGAGAGTTTTCTAAATCATAGTAATTTTCTTCTGCTATATCAATTTTTTCATTTAAATTAGATACCTCTGTTAATAATCCATCTACTTGACTGTTCTGTTGGATAAATAAATCCAATTGTGCTGCAGATGATGTTGGTTCTTCTGAAAAATCTGGCATAGGGATTCTAGAATCACCTAACAGACTGCTAACCTGTGTGTTTACTTCAGCGAAGTCGCCCGTGTTTATACCAACACTTGGCATTTTTACAGCAGACGCACCACCAAATCCTATAGCAGACATCGCAGAACTAAACTGAACTGCTTCTCCGGGAGGCAACCCACTGAATGTATAGGAAGATAAGCTTAAATTACTAGACTGTAACTTACTAAACGTACTAGACAATTGTTGACCGGCTGCTCCTGCTAAAGTACTTAATCCCGCACTGCCTTGAACGCTTTTAGGAAATGCAATATTGTTCAATGAAGATGTTACTGCTTGAGATATTATGTTGCTTAATGCTGGGTTTCTAGGTATACCGAATGAACCTAAACTTTGATTAACAATAGATCCCACGCTTAATGCTCCACCGGGTAATGAGAATAAACCACTAGATTTAGCCGTGTTACCGGTTGAGCTAGCAATCCTATTCACTCCACTAATTATACCATTAACTGAATTTAATGACGTATTAATATTTTTGCTATTTAATAGAGTATCGTATGCCCGTAAGGCTTGGTTCGTTCCAGAAATAGCTTTATTAATTTTAGTGGCAGTTTTTGCTATATTCTTATTTCCAAATACTCTTCCAATTTGTCCTGCTGTATTTAATATACCTCCAACAGAACCCAATGCTTGTACCGTGTTCCTGCTACTAAGTAATTTAGCCAATGATCTATCAATTTGTCTTCCAGCGTTAACTATAGAATTAACATCTCTAATTGATTTAGATACTGATTTATTTCCCAATGCTGTTGCAAGGTTACCCACACTAGATAACACTGAGTTAGCTGCAGTTATCGATTGGGTTGGAGTAGACGCAGCGTTCAATCTACTTATACTAGTCAATCCACCGGCAACTGCATTGGAAATTTTGCTAGCCGAACCACCCATAATTTGTCCGGTAGTTTTTATTATTTGTGATGCTGATTGCAATGGATCTACATATCCGGCTGATCTAGCCTGTGCCAATCTAAGGTTGTTACTAGATATAGTTCCCAAATTTAGTGCTTTTCCTGCACCTAGTGCTGTAAGCGAAGATGCTATTGTTGTAAAGGCAGCAGCGGTTGCGCCTCGGGTATTCATCTTAGCCCCTGTTACTAATCCCGCAACGCCAATTGCAGTCATTACGGAACTTAAACCAGATGTACTAGATTGAGCCAAAGAAGCAGCAAAATTTCCAGAATTTAACGCACTAGATACCGGACCAGAGATACCAGTTGCTAGCCCCGAAGATAAAACAGTACCAGGTGAAAGAGTTTTAAACGCATTAATCGTTTGTGTTACTCCAGCTGTGGCACCAGAAAAAACTAAACCGGCTATTGCCACTGGAGACTCTTTACCGGTCATTACACCTGCTGCAGTTAGTTTAGTCTGTGCTTGCTGAAAGGTGTTAACTACACTAGAAATCTGCGCAGGCTGATTACCTAAATATGATTCTAAACTTCCTATTCCACCTTGACCAGTAAACAGATTAGTAGTCAATGCGTTAGGTAATGTAGATCCAGATTGTATCAATGAGTCAATTAATGTAGATGTGCCTGGTTTTAAAAAGCCAGCCATTTCCAACTGTTTTGGTGATTGAGCAAAACTACCTATAGCAGCCACTGAACCTTTTGCAGTGTTAACTATTCCAGAGCCTGTCTTAACAGCGGTTGCAGCCGGTCCAGTTGCAGCATTAGTAGACACCGCTGCAACCAGTGCTTCAGTAGTGGGTTTATCAATGCTTTTGCTTATTGAAGGAACAGACGGTACAGTTGATACTACTGCAGGAGTTACAGGAGTACTAATAGGTGATGCTGCTGCAGTTTGATTAGCAGTAGTTATAGCGGCACTAGGTTCAGGTGGCAAATTATTACTAGCATTGGAACTAGTTTGTACATTTACGCCTTGATTGGCATTTACCCACGGTGCGTGTGCAGGTGCTCTTGAAGTAATACTTGTTAACTTACCCGGAGCTGCAATATACCCCTTCACTGAATCGAACAGTGTATCTGTATGCGCTACAATGGGAATAGGTGCAACTGCCTCTGGTGCAGTTCCTGTAGACCCGGTGTTAAGATTTATTACACTACCGTTTATGTATG